AAAGTTCATCAGTAGTGTATCTGTATTGACGTGTTCTATTAGCTAGTGACTCTAAGGACTCAACGCAACCAACACCGTATTTTTTAATCATACCAGCCCTGTAGTTAAGTTCATTGCCGTGTAAATGCTTATTACAGTAGCTACATTGTTTATTTACATTAAACTCGTTAAAGATAACACCTGAGTAAATCTCAGCTTTTTTGTAATGTCCCCCGTCCCATTGTTTAGAGGTTTCAGTTCCGCAACTAATACAAGGTAGGTTTGTATCTCTTAATCTTACCCACTTTTGAAACACACGTTTAGCAACTTTTTCTAAGTCTTTTGGGCTAACTAAATCTTTTTTCATTTGCTTAACCCGTTTTAAAACTTCTTTCTCTTCATTGTACTTAAGAGCGCACACATAAGAACACACAGGCGTTATTCTTAAAGGATAGAAAGCCTTACCACATTGCTTGCATATTTTAGGTTTAATTTTCAACTCTGTAAACTTTCTTTTATTTCTATTAATACTTTGTTGTACTCATCAGATGAAAGCAGGAATGTACTGCCAACTATACTACCTAATAAATTTGCGTCATCTTTGTTAACATCCCTAGTTCCGTAATAAATTCCATTATCAGATTCATATAGGTTCCTAATATCCGTTAAAGAAAATTCTGATTTAAAATACTCAATAGCTAAGTTAATCAACTTTTCAAAGTGTTTTAATTTATTTAAATTTTCAGCAAACTCACCACCAACGTGGTAAACAGTTCCCTGTGCAACGCTAAATTTATCACTCTCAACAGTAATAAATCTTTCATCCGCAATATACTCAGGGTCTTCATTTGCCCATTCTAATATAATATCAGTTTCTGTTTTATTAATTCCTTTTAATTTATACTTTAACAAATCTCGTTCAACTCTATCTTTTGTGTATTGAAAATAAAATTGCTTACTTGGTTTGGTGGTGTCTATTGGTCTGTTGTTCCAATTTTCGGAAATGAATTTTTTTAGTGAATTATACTCTAAATTATCTTGTTCTAATAAGTATCTCATAATAAATTTCTTTAATCATTTAACTTACTTTTAAAATGTTCAATCAACGCCTCCATACGTTCATTATAAAACTCATCAAACGTTTGATTGGTTTGTGTTTGTTCGTGTAACTTGAATAATACAGCCCTTAACCTTTGTGCTTTGCTTTTGATTTTGCGACCGTCCTTAATAACCTCCTCATCAATTAATGATTGTTCAATAGGCGTAATGTTAGTGTCTGAAAGTAAGCATTTAATGTACTTGTTTCTAAGCTGGAATAAGTTCCCAGCCTGTGAACTATCAACTTCCTGTGAGCCTATTGTAAACTTTAAAGTGCCGTCATTTCGGGTACTTATGTTTTCAACCGTTCCGCTTAAAACTAATTTCATAACTTAATTGCAATTGTTTGTTTACCTTCAATTCTAACAGCCTTTCCAATTTCATTTCCGGCATCATCAAAACCGCCACCAGCCTGTGCAATTTTTTCAACATACTTTAATCTATTTTTTAAATCAAAATAAGCAGATACATTTGAGTAATCCCATGTACAAGCAGCGTTTCTTTTTTCAATAGTAACACCATTAAATTGAAATGTTTTTTCAGGATATTTTAAAGCCTCATCCGTTGCTAATGGTTGCAACACTTTAACACACTCTGTTAATTCATCGATTTGTTTTTTAAACTCGATGTAAAGCGTTAACGGGTTCAATTCCCCGTTAACTGCTTGGTTAGTTAATTCTTTGTATTCCATAATTAAAAAGGTAAATCTTCACCGTTATTTTGATTAACTGATTGTTTTTGGCTTTCGTATTCAAAAACTAAATTCTGAATCTTTTTAAACTCCAAACTACCCTCCATTTTTTTACGGATAAATTCAGGTAAAGTCATAAACGCCTCGATTGTAAAGTTATCATAATTCAACTCAAAAGTAGGGTTAATTTGTGATGGCACATTAAAGCCTTTGATTGTAGGACTCACGCTGTTAATTTCAGCATACACTTTGCCTTTACTTTCTTTGTGACCAACTGAAAGCATACAAGTAACACTTAGTAGTTTTGTAACGTCAAAACTTTTCGCCTCATCCTCGGTAAAATCTTTACCCCTCCATGACTTTAAAAAGGCTCTAAGGCTTGATTTCTCATGCAAAGAAAGTGTAAATTCTTTGCTTAAAACATAAGGTTTTTCACCTTCACCCTGTTTGATCTCTTTTAATTCAGTTGGCAACTCCCAACTAATCCTTACTTTGTTCATGGTCTTTTTTTCGCCCTGAAACTCTTCTTGAATAGTTCCAATGTGAACCATTGAATAACATCTTGCTGGGTAAGTACCCGCTTCTAATGGAGCGTAATTTCCGCCTCCTTCATTTGTTGCTGTGATTGGCATTTGTTTTGTTTTTTTTGGTTTATAATAAATTATTTTGAATTAAGAATTTCTGAAAGAATGAATGTAACTCACTTAATGTGATAATGTCGGCATCGGACGAGTCAATTAGTATCTTTGTTTTGTCGGCAAACTTTAAGGTCATAAAGATTTTACTAGAGTCAACTATCTGAGTTAAACTAGCTTCTTTCTCTTCGATTTGTACGGTTGTATTTAGTGGTAGTTTTAGCATATTGGTTAGTTTTTACAAAGTTTTTTTAACTCAATTAAATCGCATTTTTTTGGCTCATCTGCGTTTTTAGTTACATCAATTAACGGCATATCGCTTGTTGTTTTTGTCCATGACTTACCTGTAACTGGACTTGTATAAGTCACTTTGTAATGACCATGTCCAGCAAATTGGAAGTTGAAATCTGATAATCTAATAGTTGTTTTCATATTGGTTGGTTTGTTTGATTAATTGTGATTTTTATTTGTGTTAAAGTCTCTTTGTCTTAATAACTCAGAGTGATTATACATAGCTATGTTATTTGTAGAACAAGCGTTAATTATAAAACTGCCGTTTTGATACTCATAATACATTTCGTTCACTACAGAGTCAATAAACATTTCCGATAAATCGTAATTATTATCATTCAAATATTGAACAAATGAAGTCATTAAGTCTTTTAATTCAATAGATTCAAATTTAAACGCCTTAGATAATTCGTTAATTATTACCTGTCTATTTGATGTTAAGTATTCTTTATTTGTTTTCATAGTGTAAAATTACAACCTATTTTTCAAATATCAAAACATTTTAAAAAGATTTTTTGTTAAAATAACGTAACTGTTTGATTATCAATACAATTATTTTTTCAAAGAATCAACAAATAAACGGTTAAATGTAGCTGAATCTAATCTATAATACATTCTTTTAGCTTTTGAATCCCGAACGCAAAAAATGGCAGGCGTTGCAACAAGTGAACCCCAAGCAGTAATAGCAAAGTCACTCATGTTATACACGCCCCTGTTCCATTGTTTGTCCCATAGTCGTTCCTTTGCGTAACCAATGGCAACACCAGTTAGTAAGCCTGTTGCAAGGCTTAAACCTTTCTTTTTTGTTAACTTCAATGTTACAGCTGTAGTTACAACGTTAACCCCTGCCCCGGCTGCGAAGTGCTTTGTGTCGTCTGGAATATTATTCCACACCGAACACGATGTACATAATAGTGTACATAATAGTATTGTTTTGTTCATGTTTTTGTACATTTTATTTCGTAAGTTGTTGACTGTCAATTATAGCGTGTATGAGTTGTTAGTGGCAAGCGGCAGACATAGTGTACTCAATTTTAACTACATCTTTTATTTGCTTACCAAAGGCTAATACTTCTTTTGAAATATGATAGCCAACCCACTTAAACTCTTCATTAATACTTAAATCTTTGTATTCAGATGATGCGCTTCCATTGCTTTCAAAAGAAGTTCCATCGCTGAATATTACTTTGTACTTGTTGTCTGATTTGTATGCCATGTTGTTATTTTTAAAATTATCGTAAACCGCCAGCCACTAACAGCACATAAGCAAAAGCCCAAATCCAACCGCACAATGCCAACGCTATTTGTGCCTTCGCTTATCTGCAACACGTTATGTTCAATAATTTATATTTAAAATAAAAAGCCACCGCACCTATGTTTAGTATTGCGCATTTTTGTTCCAGCATATAATTTGTCCTTTAAACGGCTTTGGATATTTAAACCATTGTAATAATTCCGCTAATGTCAAACCATCATTTTTAGCAACTACTTTCATAATATCGCTATCAGTATGAAAAAATCTATGGTTAATTATTACATCAGTATCGTAATCTAATGGCAGTTCCATATAAGCCTGTTTAATTTCAAAATCATATACATCGGTTATTAAAGTATCTTTTGCTAATATTATTTGCGGTGTATTATAAGGCTTACCACTCCAAACTCTTGGGCTAAAATATTCGCCTTTTTTCCACCTTTCACCAGCCCTTATTGTGTGGTTTTTCATTTCTAAAATGCTCTCATTTATTTCAAGTCCTTTTGGATAGTCCATAAGGTTATTTCTTGAAAATAATGAGTTGTAGAATTTCTCCACAAAATAAGTAGGCTGCCCAGATTTCGGATGATATGCTGGAAATGTTCTACTAAATGTTATTACTTTTGCCATCGCTTTTTTTATTTTAAATATAAATTACTGCCCTACGCACATGCTAACACACCAACATAACAGCACCTTAGCGCAATTACCTTCCCACAAGCCAACGCAAACTGCGCCAAGCTGCAAACCGTTACCTGCTATGCTGTGACAACAACTCCGACAATTCACGAAGCTGGTTAGCGTGTTCAGGTTTTAATATAAATTCATCCCATTGCCCATATCTGCATTTATAACCAAATATGTATTTTAAACCAGCTTTCAATCTTCTCAAAAAGCCGTGTTTTACCAAATGAATATGGCAGTAGGTTAAGTTATCTTCATTATCGTGTTCAATGATAATTTGATGTTCACGGCTACTGCAATCGCAAATAAGCACAGCAGGTAACATCGGTTTGGCAAAATTGCCGTTTTCATTTTCAATTGACATTTTATCTTAATTTTAAAGTTTGTACTACTAATGAAGTTTTGTGTTCGGCAACTTCGCCAAGCCGAGAACCGTTACCTGACATAAAAGGAAGGCGACAATGCTTCGATTTCAGTTCGTGTATAATTCATTGCTTCTAATTGCTTTTCCCATTTATCAAGCAACATTACATCACCTAATGAGTATTCGGTTTTACTTTCGTTTTTGGTATTTAGTTCCTGAATTTTACGGCAGGTAACAGCACCTATACCCAATTGGGCAGTTTCTTTGTTGTTTAAGTTTTCGTGTTCCATATTTACTTTGTTTTAAGTTGATAATTTTGTGTTTAAAATTGCCCAACTGGGCATAGCTGCAAAACGTTATGACCAATGCTAACCGACTTCATAAGCCGACAAAGCCTTTTGACACAAATCTGTTATTTCATCCAAGCCAATACCAATAGGGTCGCCTTCTGAAATTATTTTCAAAGCCAATACGGTAGTGTCGGCTGACAGTTGAGCTTCTTTCATTGCACTTTCAATCCAAACCTTACGGAAGGCTTTGTCTAAGTGTGGATTAAAGTCTTTGTTTTTTTTCCATTCTTCATAAGCATTTTCAATTCTGCTTACTACTTCTTGCGATACTTGATTTTTTGACATATTTCTGTTTTTAAATTATTCGACAAAAAGCACTGGGCATAACACGTGTTTTGCGTTAATTAAATTAATTATTCCAATTAAACATTTGTGATAGCAACAACACCAATACGCAAACCGTTATGCTCCATTTTACTTTACCAACCCACTATTGTATAATTTAGCAGTTTTAGCAACGCAGCCAACTAAACCTAACACACTCGCTGACGTAGCGCACTCTTTTGATCTTTTAATAGCTTCTTTTCTTCTGCTTTTATCAGGATAGTTAATTCTAACTTTCACAATTAATTCTATTGTTTCTTCCATTTTATGTATTTATTTTAGTTAATAATTTCGTTAATCCTGCTCACGCAAACCGTTAGCACTTCAAAAATTCATGAGTTAACTCCATTGCCTCGCTTGGGTGAGTCATTTCTAATTTACTTATCCGCTCCAATAAGTTAGACTTTGATTTACTTTCAACATGCCATTTATCGGCAAGTAACTCACTTTTGATTTGTTTGGATATTTCGGTTAAAGCAAACAAAACATTGTTATCATAACTATTCATGTTATTTGCTATTGTGGTACTGATTAGGTTATGTTTCCGGGCTAATTCTATTAATCTTAATTCAGTCATTTTGTTTTTTTAAATACTTATTCAACTTAATCCTTGAAGCCTTACCAATTGAGTAACTAAAGTGTGTGGCTACTTTCTTACTTTCAATTTTTTTACGCTCAAAACGAACGCCAATCTCTTTTTCAATCTCACCAATCCGAGTGGGTAGCTTTGTTGTTATGCGACTTACCGCTGCCGTGTACGTTGTTAGTGACTTGCCTTGCAAGAACAAACTAACTATTTTTTGTTTTTGTGTCATTATTTTTTACAATAAGTTAAGTTCTTTGAATTTTAAATAAACAATTCTTTTATCTTCATGGCTGAATTTTCTTTTATCGAACCACGAATTAATCATTTGCCTTTCTTTGTTTTTTTCATGTTTTTCTAAGATTTCAGGCGTTTCAAGATACCACTCTACAAATGAACCCCCATAAGCCTGATAACCAAAATCCCCAAACCAATCCCTCTTTGATGCGTTAATCAATCTTACACCATTGGACAATATAGCCTGTGTTTTTGTAAGTCTTTCAACTGTACTAAATTTGTAGGTAATTTCATCTGACCAGCGGTGATTGTGTTTGCTGTATAACTTATCACCAACTTTTAAAAATTTGTTTAATTCTTGCTCGCTCATTTCTGTAATTGTTTTAGTTTATCATAATCAAAATACTTCAAGTAATTCGACATCATAAAGTGGCAATTAGTAACACCTAACTTTGAGTAGTCTAATCTCAAAGCATTATCAATTGCCTTACCTGCTGCAATTGCTTTGTGTAAGTCTTTATGATTTGAATAATATTTAATTGCTAGTTGTTGGTACATTTTAGGTCGGAAAATACTGTTGCTACTACTGTTCTCTTTACTCCGTACTCTTTTTTAGTAAATCCTACTGCTTGTTTTTCAAAATTGAAACCATAAGATTTTCCAGTTTTCCAAATTGTAGCAAAAGTTAAATTATTTGCTGTCATTACTTTCTTTGCGTCTGTGATTGCTTCGTTTAAAGTTGTCATTTTATTTGTTTTGATGGTGTAAAATTACAAACTCTTTTTTAATTTTCAAAATAAATTTAAAACATTTAACACTTATTTTTGCTAACTGTTTGATTATCAACAAGAATAATTTTAAAAAAAATCTTTGTTAGGTTCTAAACTTTGCATCTTATTCTGTTCATCAACTAGTGAGTAGAACTCCGTATATTGACCAACAAAGCCTAACAACTCCGTACCTATTCCAACGTGTCTATTTTTTGCATTGATAACAAAACACTTATTCGTCACATCAATGTTTTGCCCGTTAACCTCCCATTCATTCACTCCGTAATACATAGGGCGAAACAAGAAGTAGATGCTGTCTGCATCCTGTTCCAAGTCACCACTATTCCTTAAATCACTTAAACGTGGCAAACGTTCGTTTATAGGTCGTTTCTCAATATCTCGACTTAATTGACTTAAACAAATAATCGGTATATTCAAATCCTTTGCTAATCCCTTTAATCGGTTGCTTATGTAGCCTGTTTGGTTTGTTTTGTCATTACCATACTTACCCGTGTTAATCAAGCCAATGTAATCAACAAACAAAATTTGAATCCCAAAATTACGTTTCATTTGTTTTGCCCTTGCACATAGCACATCAATATCAATGGAGCTAGTTGAATCAATCCAAAACGGTTTATCTTTTAACCGCAACAAGGTCCCATTAACATTACTAAACTCCAATCGATTAATAGTTCCTTTCCTTAATGCCTCGCTGTTAATTTGGTTTTCGCTGCTAACAATCCTGTTAAGTATCTGCATTGAACTCATTTCTAAACTAAACATTCCCGTTTTGATTCCATCCCTAAAACAAATGTTACGAATAGAACTAATGATGTAAGCAGTCTTACCCATACCCGGACGACCTGCAATTAAAATAAAATCAGACTTACCATACATCCCGTACTTATCCATTTCAGTAAAACCGGTGCTAATAGCCACCTCACCTTTGCCGTCCATTAAGTCGCTGAGGTCGGTCAGGTATTTATCCCCTAAACTTTCAATTGTTTCAAATGTATTAGAGGTACTCACTTCGTTAACTAAGTCTTGCAAGTCGGTTATTAACTTGGCTTGTACGCCTAAAGGGTCTGAGTTGGGCTCACTCATTGAATGAAAGGCATTCATTAACTTATTACTAATTGAAGTCTTTAAGTAGTTTTCAATCAAATAACGGGCGTGACTGTAGATGTTAGCCGAACTTGCAACCCTTTGAGTTAACGAACTGATGTAAAAAGCACCCCCTACTAAATCAAGTTGTTTCTTTTCCCTTAACTTCTGAACTATTGTAATAAGGTCGATACTTTTATTTTCTTTATCTAAATCGATTAAGGAGGCGAATACAAGCCTGTTTGGTTCGTGGGTGAAGCATTTATAGTTTAAATCATTTTTAACAACGTCTAGGGCATTATTACCTTCTAGTATAATTGCACCTAAAACAATCTCTTCGATTTCGGTTATGTTATTGTTCATGCTTTTCCTAGTTTAATTGTTGGTGTTGTATTTGTTTGTTGGAGTTGTTTTTCTTTAATGTAAGGTAGTGTGTTTAATAGTTTTGGTTTCCATTTCTTAATCTCTTTGTCATTACCGTCTTTCCAGTCATTCATCACCCAGCTATCATATTTTAACTTTAAAGAATCCAAACATACATTCTGTTTATTTTCAATGGCATATTGCTTAAACTCTTCAAAAGTGGGTATTACTTTACTTTCTTTTACTTTACTTTCTTTTACTTTACTTTGTTGAACGGTCGTTGAACGGTCGTTGAACGGTTGCTGGCTTAATTGTTTTCTTTTTTCAGCCGAAGCCTTGCCAGCATTGACTCTTT